GCGGCCTCAGCAACGATTTGGGAGGATGACATGATGTTGGAGCTAAGGCGCCGAATTTCGCCTTGTATGGCCGACGTAGAGGTCTTGCTCGCTACCATCTCCTCCGACACCGTGATCGTCCACTCGGGAAGAAGTTTGCCCTCCTTGTAGGCGATGGTCAAGTTGTTGATATACAGCACCAGATCGGTATCGCCGATAAGTTGGTTGTTGTGTAATCGTATCTTCGTTCCCGGCCGGAGCTTCTCGCGCTCTTCAAAACTTTCGCAGAATATCGCGCTCGGCTTGGCGGAGAAGGTTGGATTCTCGTCATCGACGCGATCCAGTTCCACTTCGAGGTAGTCCTGCAACTTATCCTCGGCCCACAACACATACTGATGGGGCATTTCGATGTTGATAAGGAAGAAGTGGTCTCCCGGCTTAGCGTTCTGCTTTGTGTTGGGGAGCATGAGGCCGGAGGCGCGAAGCTCGGCGTCCGATTTGATAAGCGACAGCCGATACTTGGATTTAACCGTAATAGTATTCCCCTCCTCGTCCACCGTTTCGATCTGCTTGGAGTCGTCCTCCCAGATACACCAGTAGTCGCCAGTTTCAGGGTCTTTGGCCTCTGGGTTGCCGAGCGTCGGGTCTTTGGCGATAACAAATTCGTAGTCCTCTCCGGCCAGCAACCCGTCGGAGAACATGACTGTGGCCTCGCGCTGACCGATCTTCGGCCACCACACGTCTACGATAGAGCCAGTCTCGCCCCAAATATCCTTAATCCAAATGTCGAATACTTGACGGTATGGGCCAATTCCCTCAGCCGGAGCTACACTGAACCTCCCGGTGGTAACAGCCATGTAATAGTGCTGATTGCTTCCGGGATTCTTGGTGCATTTAAACGATACGGCAGTTCGAACGTGGTATTTACCCATAGGCAACTGTACTTCGAACTTGCTTTTGCCTTCATTCTGCACTTCTCCTCTTGCGTCAGTATACTCCATGTCAGTCAGCGCATTCAGCGCTTTTGTGAATACAACCTGACCGGATTCAGAGAGGACGTACACATTGAGTTCGGCATAGTCCAAGTGATCGCTGTCGAACCATTTGGTATATCGTTCGACACCTCGGGGTATAGTGCTCGTCTCTTTTCCGTATATGCTGAATGTAAGGGTAGGAAGCGTTGCCTTAACTTCCATCTCTTCACTGGTTACGGACTGGGTGAATAGCTTGTCATACACTACTGGGCCGCGACGAGTGTCCATTCCCGGAAAATCAACTTTTATTTCCGTAGATTTATAGGCAAATTCGCCTTCTTCTTCGGCTTCCGCGTAGTTATCATTCGTCACCTCCTCGACCGCAATCACCTCGTCGGCCCGGCCAAGTGTGCCAAGCCATACATTCTGGATCGAAGGGTAAATCTCCTCGTTGTCTTCGAGCACCCCGACCCGAACGCCCCACTTCTCCTGCATCGGAGAGTCGGCATAGTCGGACGGGTACATCTGTCGCCCGGCCTTCATGTCGGAGTAGCCGAGCATGTAGTACGGGTTATTGCCTTCGGCCGGGTCTTTTCCGGCCGTCGCATCGTTCCAGCCCCGAACGTAGTCGCGGTACGACTTCGGCATGAGGTTGGAGTAGTAGGAGAGCTCGGTGATCGCGTTTGCATCGGGGTCTCCGACGAATGCCCCAGCCGCGCCCTTGAAGTAGCGGTAGGGGAGGTTGCGTGTCGATCCGCGGCCGATCAGCCGGGTGTAGATGTCCGTCTGGTCATTCACGCGCTGGATCGAAACCAGTCCGGTTCCGTCCGCGTTCGTTTCGTCCATAGGTACGTCGCCATAGTCGAAGATGTGCTCGATTTCCGGTGCCGGGAAGCCGACCTTAATGCTGATCTGGCCGTTGTCTTCTTCGATACTCCATCGGACGCTGTATAGCTCGTATAGCTGGGTCAGCACATCCCAGATCGTCGTCTTGTCAACGCTCACGGTAGCCCGGAACGGATTTATCTCCATATCGGGGTTCAGAATCACCTTCCAACGCGCTCCGTAGTAGTAGGCGAGGTTATCCCTCAGCCGACCAACAAACTCCGTCAAATCGGCTAAAAATGCGAATTTCATACCGATGGTCTGGAGTGTGCCGTCGGTGAGCTTGATTATGTTTGAGAACGGGTAGAACTTGAGGTCCTCCCGCTCCGAAACGAAGGTGAGCGTGTACTTGTACCGAAGCGACTTGAGGTCCTTGATACCCGGAGGCGCATAGCTTTTGAGGTGATATGTCTCGCCGTTGTATTGTACGGTCCAGTTCAAGTTGAATCCCGGCTCTTCCTCGGGACCGAAGTAGACATCCATCGTGATGACCGACTCCCCCATGTCAACTTCGTTGACAGTGAAGTTGGTTATCTCGATCTCATTCGCCAAAAGATTAAAGGTGATGGCCTTGTTGTTGTAGAGCATCACCTTGTTATCGTAGACGAGCAGGGCGGGTACCAGCGACTTGATTACCATGCTATATGATTATTTTAGGGTTTCCTATCGCCTCCAGATCATACCCGCCGACCGAAGCATCCAGCGGCGGGAGGATGCCATTCGCTTCGGGAAGCTGGGGCGCCGAGTCGAGCCACTTGACGACAGAACCTTCGGCGGTAGGTATCAGGTTATGCGGCAGGTACTCGGCGATACACACCGCCGGAGTGAATGAAATTCATTCTACCTTGGCGAGTGATAACAAGGTGGAATTTCGTACTTAAATCAGGTGCCGAATAGATAAAATTGAGCGAATCGGTAGCGATATTACCACCATCCGGAACGCCGAATGTGACCCAATTCAAAGCATTACGCCCCAGATACAGGCCATATACTTGAAAGTATGTGGGCGCATTAGGCGTTCCTATGTTCGCCTTATTAAACAAGAGCGGAGCACCACTACCCGAACCGTAGGCATTCCCGTAATACTCGATTGAGAAATCCGAGGTGCCTATCTGAATCGGTGGACTTGTTAATATCGTGCCATTAAATGAAGATGAATATACATTTTTTTCGCCATATCCCAGCTTCACACCCTTCGCCATGCGACGCAATGCCTCCTCCTTCGGCTCAGGAAGGACAACTCCATCGAAATAGTTATTTTTGCCGTATTTAGCCATTGTCTTGGTAGTTAAAATTGCACTTGTTGGGCTCGGCTACATAGAGCGTCAATTCGAAGATGAACGCGCCCTGCATAACCTGCACGATGGTCTCGGAGCCCGGCATCTTGGTCGGGTAGCCCACGATCTTCACGCCTTTGTAAAGGTTATAGATTGTGACCGGAAGAGCCTTCTTTACGTCGCCGTTATTGGTGGGCTCGAAAAAGGAGTTCCATAGCGAGCGGATAGCGCTGTTCATCGTTTCGAGTTCGCCGAAGTAGAGCAGTTTTACGGTGTACTCGAAAGCCTTGTCTACCGTGTATGGGTAAATCTTCACACCGTCTCGCTCCGGATAGTCCTCCTCTTCGTAGGAGCGTTTCTCGGGCGCAAGAATATCAGGGGATTCCATCAGGTGAAATCCCATCGTCTGCATATCTCGAACCTCTCCGTCATCTACTTGGTAGCGGAGGCGGCAATCCCTTGTGGCTTCCATTTCTTGCGCTTGATTCGTATGTTGCCTTTGAATACCGGGACGCGGTGTCCCCACTGGTAAACGGTTACGGGCTTTACGGACTTGTTGTTGATCCTCACCGGGGAGTCGTCGAAGATGTCGAGGATCAGTATTGCGTTCGGTGCTACCTCGAATTTAAGGTTGCTCCCGTATGCAACATAGGCATGCACCACGGCCCACTCCTTAACCCGAACCGTCCCTTCGCAAAGCCAAAAAACATCGACTCCTTGAACGGCTTCGGTATCTACCGTCTGCTGGACGAAGATACCAGCCGCATTCAAGTCTTTCTTATCCCAGCACGCGCGAATCAACTCAACCGAAGGAAACCCGGAAAAAGTGCACTCCTGAATCATAGTTTTGAAGTGATCGAAGAGCGCAGGGGTGTCCTCTGTGAGCATCTGCTTGAAATGATCCTCACATATCCCGGCCGCATGAGCCTCCCGCGTCAGTGCTTTGATGATGTCCATAACCGCTCCAAATATACGCAAAAAAAAAGCGTAAACCAAATCACGGGTAGCTCAAGTGGAACAGAACAACTATTCGTAGGCGACATAGCCTTGGCTAACGCCGCGCCGGAAACATTCAATTTGGGTGGTGAAGTGCACGACGGCGACTTGCTGATGATTGTATACGATTTTATATCCAGCGATCACACTATGGTAGGCCCCAAAGCAGGTCGCAGTATCATTTGGACTGCCTCATCTGGCACATACGATGTTACAGTGGAGGCATTCGATTACTCGTCGGCCACCGGAGGTGTATCCCGCATATCCGGCTTCAACTTAATGCTGTCGGCGTCGGGAACGATACTTTCGATGGAGGCTACCGGAGATGTGGATACTATCATAGAAGCATTCCACGTCGTAGGCATATATAGGCTATCCAAGGCGCTGTAAATGAAAGCCCCTCATTAGAGGGGCTTTACTATTATTATGCTTTGAAATGTATCCCTTTTATTTGGATAATATCCGAAACGTCTGATAAGTTGTTCGATTGTACAACAACGTTCATGCCTTGCACCCCGTTGGCTCCGGTGATAACCGACGAACAGATAAGTTTGATACTGCCCGGAGTGCTGTTAATGCCCAGATACTTCGAGCAAATCTCAAACAATACTCCTTGTCCGGTTCCATTGATGCCCGCGATAGTAAGAGGCACCGGGAACTTAATTGTAGCCGTTGTAGCGGGAGAGGACTGGATAGTTGCTTCGATAAGAATTTTCGAGGTGATGGGTATCTCCTGATTGAATTTAATAATCCCTATCGTTCCGCTTGGTCCTACGGCGATACTCCACGAACTTACAATCTGTTTCCAGCCGGGGAATATTTCATTTGAGCTACCCGTGATTAGCTTCGATGTTCCAAAAAGGCATCTTTAAAGTGTTCAAATATGGCGGTACGACTTGGTCCGATACCGTTCAAAGTGGCGACCCTACGAGACGAGATCATGTCTACGTCTACATCCTTGTAGTCGTTGTACCAAACCCGATCCATCCTGATTAATACGCATAACTCCCTTGCTTCCGGCTCGGCTCTTCGATCCAGCCAATCGCACATTGCGGCCAACGATATAGAGCTTCCGTTCAGGTACGACCTCTCATACGCTTCGACCAAGAATCTTGCCCTCTCGTATGCCGGGAGAGACGGAGGTCCGAACACTCCAATCTCGGCGTACAAATCTTTGTAGAAGAGGAATCTGTGGTACTCAAACATCGTGACAATATTAACCCCGGCCTTTCCCGTGGCGGCCAGCCACATAGGGTCAATCAGTATCAGCGGAATGTTTTCGAGACGCTTAACCAGTTCCGGATCGCACATACACTCAATCGTGAGTTTACACCCCGGCGACGACTGATTTTCGAACCACTTTGCAAAGTCGCCGAAGGTGTGGTGGTCGTGCTCCTTCCACTTCGCTTGGGCGAAGTCGATCTCTCTGTTGAGGTCGCGGTTCTTGAACGCCCGTAAATAATCACTGCTTTTCATTGCTATTTGGTTTTAAATGAAGGAGGGACCCGAAGGCCCCTCCCGTTGTTCTACTTCACGGCGTCCTTCACCGCAGGCGAGAACTTGAACGAGATGCGGTTCTGGGCCGGGATCGTGACCGACTTCCCTCGGTTCATGTCGTAGCCCGGCCGCGCGGGGCACGCCTTCACGCTGAACGTTCCGAAGCCCTTGAGGGAGACTTTCTCCCCGTTCTTGAGGGTCTCGACGATCTTGTCCATGAACGTCTCACACACCTTGTTCACGACGGTCTTGGTGATGCCCGTCTCTTCGGCGATCTTCGCCATCAATTCGATTTTCTGCATTTTCGTTTTGATTTTTAAGTTGATAGAGTTTTTCTTCAAGGGCCTCTATTTTACCCATGCAGTAGTATATCAGGGCTCCCATTACGATTATAATGGATAGCCATAGTTCATCTAATTGCATGCTTGATAATGACTTGTACGGGCGTAGAGCCCACATAATCTTCGTATTTGAGCGTGCTCGGGTCGATCTGTCCGCCGGGACGAAGGACTCCGTACATGCGAACCTTCTGGATCATCATGCCCCCAATAAGTTCGTTTAAACGCTGTCTTATCCGATCCTCCAGTTCCCGGTACGCCGGATCGGTCTCGATCATCGCGCTACGGGTCTCCCTTGCGTTGATGACCGCGCACCTCGTTCGGTTGATGTACGCTCCGATCTGCTCGTCCTTGATGCCCGGAACGATCTCTTGGAGTATCTGGATGATAGCGTATCGCGCGAAGAACCGCTCGGTCGTTCGGCGCTTATCGCGTACATCCGACATCCGGAGGTCGCACTCGATCTGGACGGCCCGGTCAAGGCAGATCACCTTCTCATTTTCCTCCAGCCTCATAGTGGTCGAAGTGGATGTAGGGGAGTTGATTCGGCAGGAACTTCCATGCCGAGCGCGGAAGCGTGAACTTCGCAAGCCCCGCGGCCATAGCCAAGATCAGGAACTTCTCCATGACCATCGGCTCTCCGGTCCACATCGTACCGTCGCGGCGCGTTGCGAGGAGCGAGAACGGCCCGGAGAGATCGAAGAACTCGTCGGGGAGATCGTCGATCATCTTCCCGACCTCGGGAAGATGTTTCTGGAACTTCTTGCGGTAGATGAACTGGATTCCACTGATGGAGTCCACGATGATGTCCGGACCCTTCGGCTTCTCGCCGATAGGGTAGGCGCATTCGGCGAACAATTCGTTCACCCGGTCGTATTCGAGATTATACATAGCGATTGAATGATAAGTGATCGAGAGAAACTCCACCGACGACGTTTTCCACGCGAACAACCCAGTCGCCAGACCCAAGTTGCCACGGCATGCCGCGGAACTTGGTCTTGACTGGCTCGCTGTGATCACTGTCGGAGATGTAGTGGTAGTAGTAAACGTCGCCGCCGGGCACTACCTCCTCCGGCCGTATGCCGAATTTCTTACTGCACATTGTCGCTGACTCTTTTGAACTCAGACGCAAGAATCTCTTCGAAGTCGGTCAGGTCGCCGATCCAGCCGAAGTCAACGCACACGACCATCTCCTTGGCCTTGTTATCGTGAGCAAAACCGGGGGTGAATATCTTCGTTTCGATACCCACAGCCGAGGATAGCTCGTGTTTGTACACCGTCGGAATCGTTTCGAGTTCGGTCTTGATGCGTTTATACTCAGGGCTCTTGGTGTCGAGTTTGTAGTGGTTCTCGCCCCGAACCTTTTTCCAGCCGATCTTCGCTTCCTCCGAAGTAAACGTTACCGGGAGAATGTTCGGGCTGTAAAACACCCCGCCAAAATGTTTGTAGGTGGCGACGCCGAGCTTAGTCAGCACTTTTTTCTGGATTTCGAAGACGCGATCCCGCTTTTCTTCGAACTCAAGTACCCGCTTCCACGTCGGAGAGCCGGGTTTCACTTTGTAGTACACGTCCATGACCTTTGCTTTTTTAATGATTTCTTACTTCGATTCGATTTTTCATAATTCTCCTATGCTTTTAGCGATACCTACGACATCGCCGAGGTTTTCTTTTGCTATCTTGAGTCCGTAATGGGCGATAACACCAGCCAGCAGGATAGCGGTTCCAATCCGGAAGTCGTACTTGTCGTTCGCCCATTCCTTGGTCTCGTTCAGTTCCTCTTCGGTCTTGATCTCGGCGACCGGGACCGGGTTCGGGTAGCCTTCCAACGCCACGAATACCGGACTGATGTTCGCCTCGACTACATACCAGTGCTTGTTCTTGGTCCAGAACACCGTCTGGCCGATCTTGAATTTACTCTGCATCGTTGTATTCTAATACTCGTTTGACTGCAATTTTGTGCCACTTTCCGCCGCGAGGCCGTTCGATTTCCACTTCGTTGAAGTGGTCGGCGATCTCGGCCAGCGACCAGCCCTTGCGCTGTAACGCGAGGGCGTACTTCTTTGCCTCAACCATGCGCGGGTCCACAACCCGGTTCTCGGCGATCCGCTCCATCCGGCGAGCCAGTTGATCCGGAGACATCGGCCCGCGCTGGGGTCGTGGATTCCCGAGCCTCGTTACCCGGCGCCCGGCCTTGGAAATAAAGAAGCCCTGCTCCTTGAGTTGCTTCTTCCGGACGCCGAGTGCCGACTTTGTTCGGCCCGAGATAAGTTCGCGCTCTGTTTGAGCCAAGCCGATAGCGAGGCAAAAGGTGATCGTTGTCGCCTCGGGGTAGTCTATCGCCAGCAGATCGACCCCCGTGTTGCGCAAATACAGCGCGTACTCCGCATCACGGGAGAGTCGATCCAGTTTGGCGACGATCAACGTTGCACCTTCACGCGCGGCCAATTCCATCGCGCGACGAAGGCCCGGTCGGTTCCGATCCTTTCCACTGCGAATGTCACGGAACTCGCCGATATTCTGCCCGTGTGTGCGGGCAATATATTCGCGGCACTGATCGAGTTGGGCTTCCAAACCGAGGCCGGATCGCCCCTGCTCTTCGGTGCTCACGCGAGTGTAGATGCAATACTTTTTCATGTGTTATAAATATGGTTTACAACATAGGGAAGGCACTCCTCGAATGACTGCATTTCGGCGCATTTGTCGTCTTTGTGGGGGCAACCGAGGCATTTCCCTTGCTGGGCGTAATCCTCCATCACAATGCGCCGGAAATCATCTTGCGTGAGGCCATCGTCGTAATCAGCATCCCTGACTACCATCAGGCATGTGAGGTGTGCCTTCCATGTGTATATCTCACCGTTGTCCTTGATGGTTTGGATATTGTATTTCTCCCCCTTTTTGATCTCGCCGGAGCAGAAATTACAGGCGTGATCCTTTCGCGCGACGACGTTGTTATCAGCAAGCACTTCCATCCTTCTCTCTGGTTGCGGCCTCCATCGCGGCGATCTTGAGGCTGTTGATCTTCTGGTGTTGCATTCCGAGTTCGATTCCGATGATAATGAGTAGTTGATCTCGGCGGTTCGGCTTCACTCTGATGTTCTTCTCCAAAACGCCCAGAATGATTTCGGAGGCTTCGGTCAGGAGCGCGATGCGGTTGTTCTTCTCCTCGAAGGCTTTTTTCGCCTCCTCTATTTCGTTCCACATCTCTGCCCACCTTTCCTCGTCGAAGTAGTCGCCGAGCATAGCCTCAACGAAATTCATGTTCTTGTGATCCCAGCGAGCCGGAGCAAGCCAGTCGAAATTCTTGTTCATGTTATTCGATGATTTTGATTAATGCCACCGAGGCGGATTGACTGGTGATACCCGTGATCCGGGCCTGACACTTGGTGCCGTAGGGGACGTAGGCGAGGCCATCCGGCAGGCAGGTGATGCGGGCGATGGTACCGTTCGGGAGTTCCGCCATCGGCCACTTCTTCGTATCGTCGAAGGGGTTCTGGATGGCCGTGACGAGAATCTCGGAGCCGACGCGGTACGGCCCGTCGCCGGAGTCTCCCTCAAACTCGTGCGAGCCCATAACCGAGGGTGCGGCGGGGGGGGGTGGTACTTTTTTCTCTTTGCGTGGCTGAAGAATGTTCTGGCCCATTGCAATGCCGACGAAATAGCCAGCCTTTTTCGCGTTGTCGAAATCTCTGATGAACCACCAGATACCCAGCACCCGGACGTAGGCGGCCCATTTACCATTGTGAAGTCTTCTCTCGAATTTCATAGTTTTAATTCAGTAATTTATTAAGCATTATCGGCTCAGTTGCGCGGAGCCGTGCCGCGGTTATTTGTGTTTGTGCTGTTCCGAGACGTAATACGCCCCGATGACATACTTGTCCATAGCGATATAGCTTTTCGATCTGGACGTCGGTGAGAGTTTTTCCGTAGAACGATCCTGAGAATAGAATCCAGTCGTGGTGTACCTTCACCCAGCCGTTCTCTTCCAGCCAGCGATCCGGATTCCGCATCTCTTTGACTGGAATCTTTTTTGACGCGAGCAACCGTTCGGAGATGTTGAGGTGGAGCAGGTTTTCCGTGCTCCCGTTGAGGCCGTAGAAGTCGCCATCGGGCGACAGCCACCCGGCGTCGTACCCCTCTGTGATCTCCACGGGCTCCAACTCGGTTTGATTTTCTTCTCGTTCCTCCATCCACTCCGACAGCCGTTGCTTCTGGAAATCCTGCTTCCGGATGGAAGCCTCTACTTCGGGATCGACAGTCATAAGCGAGTCGATGATCGTGCAGACTCTGAGAATGGAATCGGTAAAAAGCACGCGGGATATATTCAGTGTATCGCACATCCATACGATAACCTCGTACACTTCGCCAACCTTCACGAAGAAGTTGGTCAGCCCCTCTACCGCCCCCTTGATCCGTTCGACCGTGCCGGAATGCGGATTGTCGAGAAGTCCCGCGTCCTTGCATCCGGAAGTGTAGCTGACAAGTTCCGGGTATCGCACCGTGAACTCGAACTTGCCGCCAGCGGCCGCGATCTCCCGCCGAATACCCTCAAGGCTTTTCACCCACTCCTTCGCTTCCTCCTCCAGATGGATGCGCTGTTCTCTGATCCAGTCGTTGAATTTTCCTCCGGCTCCGGGTGTGCCCGTTACCTCCTGCGTCGCCTCGTCTTCACCAAGGATTACCTTGCCGTCCAGAATATCGACGGCCATGCCTTCGGTACACCCCGGTAGAGACTTGGTGATGACTTCGACGGCCTCTCGCGGATTATATTTTTCCGTCAACTTCTCCCACGCAATCCGCTGGAGCATCTGGCCGAAGCCCTTACCTATCGTGAATGTTAATCCTCCTTCCATGACGCAAAGATAAATGTTTAATTTTTAATTTGCAAGTTAAAACTCACTTATTATAATACCTTTTCCTTTACGCCACCCTTACGACGACGCCCTTGTGTCGGTCATCATCCCGGTTGAAGGACATGAAGTGCGTATCGTTGATCTTCAATTTGATGATCTCGTCGATCTCGTCGGCCAGCGCATATTTGAACTCGTAATCGCTGTCGCTAACTTCGTCGCCCAAAGTGAATTTGTGCTCTGAGAAGGACATCGAGTCTGCGTCCCACCACTTCGCCACGAAGCGGCGGCTGAGCAGTTCGTTGTTGTTGATGTAGCTTAAAAACGTTGCCATAATTTACTCGATTCTTGTGATGTAACCGACCGTCCGGTTGTCATCGGGGTTATACATAAAGGTGATGCCGCCTCCGGGCAACATGTAGATCAGTTCGTCGACGTGGGTCTCGATGTACTTGCGCATCATCGGGTCTTCGCACGGGTTCGATAGCTTGAACTCGTACCTCACATTGGCCCGTTCCTTCGGGTCGTTGTAGAAGGCGACAAATGTTCTCTCTTCGACAACAGTCTCGATGATGGATTTCTGCACCAGAAACCCTTTTCGCACCTTGATCGTTCCGATCTCGTTATTTTCGATGGTGGTGATTGTGGCGCTATCGTCGCCGTACAGCCGAACCCAGCCGCCTATCGGTCGGGTGTTGCTAAACTCGATATTTCCAACCACGGCCCAAAGTTCTCCGGACCGGTTGAACCCCAGCAAGCGGTCGGGCCTGCTGGGATGGAAGTGCATGATTTCTCCGTTGAATTTCATTGTCTCACCTTTTTAAATGGTCCTTGTTCGTTTTCTACATGGTCGACTCTGAACGGGTAGCCCTTCTTGCCGCTCCATAAGAACCGAAGACAGCGGTATTTCGGGCCCATAAAAACCGTATCTCCTTCGATCTTGTTCACCCGTAAGACAACCTCCTCGGGCAAGTACATATAAGTATCTCCTACCTTCATGGCTATACTCGTTTAAACGATCCGTTTTCTTTTTCGAGTTCCTCCTCGACGTAGTTCACCGGGAACGGATAGTATCCCCTTTCTTTTGCGTACCCGTTCATGCCGTTGCCTTTCGCCTTGAAGTATACGGTCGGGCCTGTCGGCGTCTCCATGACCTCTTCGACCCGGAGCCGGGTGTTGGTGATAGTATGAATATAGATGTCTCCGATTTTCATTTTTTTCCGTCGTAGTTGTTAAATAGTTCGGCGCCGAAGGTCAGGAAGGCGGCCACATAGATTAATACTGTAAGCATATATTTAGAATTTTATTGTCCAGATGTCGAGGTCTTCCGAGCAGTAGGTATGCCGCATCTTGCCACCCAAAAATTCCACGGCCTCCATATAGGGACCCGTCCCGATGGCTCCCTGCCAGTAGCGGCCATAGTCGCTGATGCAAATGGCATACGGGACTCCTACCCACCTGCCTTTATCACGCGAGGTGTAGTACGGCCCCATTTTCTCCGCCCGCCGCCGGACCTTGGCCGGGGTCAGTCGCCAGATCATGCCCTTGAAGAAGGCATTGAAGACGTAGGAGAGGGCTTGCGAACGCTTGTCGTAACCGCAACCGCTCACAACTGGGGAGGTGTAGTGGTGCCACTCTCCGTTCTCGGTCTCTACCTGCGCCGAGGCGGTGCAGGTCGATCCCCATGTGCGGTTTTTTCGCCATCTTACGACGATTTCAGCGCACTTCACGTTTATCTGGGACTTCTCCTCATTTTCTTTCTCTTTACGGCTCAAATCGGCCTTAAATTTGTCTATCGCGGCCCGGATCACCGTGTCGCTCTTGATTCCGGTAAGTTTGCGGACGCTGGGGACCGTCAGTCGGCGGCCCTCGATGTTCAGCGTCTTGATCGCTTGATTCAGTGTCATAGTTTTGTCAGTTTAAATGTGTAGTACTTGTCGAAGGTCACGGTCGCGGTGTGGCCTTCAATGCTCAGTTCGTAATGATGCGATACTTCGCCATATTGCATGGCCTCCTCGTAGTCTTTTGCTGTCACGGGACCGGGAAGTATTCGTTGGCGGCAGAAGTAGTCCAGATACCGTTGCCACGCAATCTCGGGCGGGAACTTGTCCGGACTTTGGGTGGCAAGGTTCGAAAGAAAACCCTCGTAATTGTTACCCCACGTCTTGCCGAAGATAGGAGTGTCCGTTCTCGGGTTCACCGCCGTGAAGCCTTCCAGTTTCCAGCCCGGAATGGTTAGGTATCGGTCGATGATTCTGTACCCTTGCCAGACTTCTACACGCTTGCAGAAGTCCACGTTCGTCCGCCGCTCGATGATTCGTTTCATCGCCGTTCGTATTTCGGGAACCGCCCGGCGTGCGTGATGATGTAGGGGACGTTGATGTCCTCGATCACGTCGAACTTCACCCAAGTCCGCAGGTTTTTGCCGAGCCAGTAGACCCGTGCCCGCTTCTTCTCGTTGTCGATCTCCACGACCTCTCCGATCCGGCCGACAACATAATCCCCCTTACTCCGGACAACTTTCTGTCCGATCTCTACATGTTGCATAGTATTGAATTTAAAATTTCGTTTGCTTCTTTCTCCTCCGCCGCTCGTACAGCGGCGCGGTATTCGGGCCATTTCCGGTCGGCGAAGTCCTGCACGGTCTCCGCCACCTTGTCGATGCCCTTGTAAATTTCCTTCGTCTTGTTGAGGCCCACCCGGTTCCCGAAACACTTGAAGCACTTCATCTGTAAGTCTTGCGTGTTTCGAAATGCCGGGATGTACTCCTCAATGTGTCGCTCGTCCCCCACCTCGATGTAGCCGAATCGGTCGCCGTCGCGGTAGAAGTGCAGGAACTTGAAACGCCAGTTGTAGTTGCTTGCTCGAATGTCGGTGCACTCGTCCGGCAATATAATGAACCTTTTCATGGCATAAGAAAGTTTGCCGCGAGGATCATTTCCTCCGGGATGTAGCGGTCGCCGTTATCCTTCAAAAACGATTCGACGGCCGCCTCTTCGATCTCGGAGTGCTCCCACGATTCGGAGCGGTATATTTTAAGTCTCAGTGGAATATACTCACCTTGTTTGGTCTGTTCCCGGTTGATATACCGGGTGTATTTGTCGTCCACGTCCTTGACCCGGAGACGCTCGAAACGCTTCTCGATCTTGTTGTGCCGCATGAAGGTGATACGGTGGGAGTCTACACACGTCCACGACCCGAGATCGGGCCGGAACTTGTAGCAGAACCATCCGGTAGGCTCTTTGAAGACCTCTACCTTTGCGTTCGCTCGTTTCGCCACCGCGACCGCATAGGGAGCCAACGAAGCCCCCTTGCAGGTCACGAAATGTTCCGTCGCCGCGTACACTTCGATACCGACGCGCCGCATTTGTTCGACTATGAACTCCTGCTCGTTTTTAGAAAAGGTCATGGTAGTAGATTTTGAGTTTGGTTCCTCCCTTGTTCGTCAGGTTGGGGAATACGGCCGCAAGTATCGTTATCTGACTGGTTTTCGGTGCCTCTTTGAGTTCGTACACAAGGTTCACATTTTCGTCCGTGTCTACCTCGATGCAGGGGGGCGGGATGTCTTCGTCGCCCAAAACGCGGCTCAATATTTCAGTGACTACCCTCTCGTACCTCGCTACTCTTTCTATCCGGGCCACTACTTTATTCGCAACCTCGGAAAAGGATTTTGTGTTCATACCCTTTGAATTTGGCCGAGGCTGACAATATACTGTATGTCGCAGATCGGCGTGATAAGTTCGTAAATCGGTTCATGCCAGTTGTTTCCGGTTCCGTAGAAGCCGTTGAAGGTGAAGCGGGCCCCGTGCATCTTTGCCCACTCTAACGCCTTCTCCTCCGGATTCGTGAAGGGGTTATTTTTGCGCTCGGCACCCCGCGGGGTCCGGTACTTGTCCCACAACCACGCGAACCCCTTTTGCGCTTGGTCATAGCTGACCGGGATCGGGTTCTCGATCTGGATTCGCTCACCCCGGTTGCGCCTCCGTTTCAGGAGCAAAATTTCGTTTTCGTTGATCCAGCCCCGCTCCTCGGCGGCGGCAATGATCTTCTCAGTCGTCTGTTTCATCGTTCAGTTCGTTGTTAAGGTCTATTAATTCTTTGAATGTCTTGAGGTTGTCGAGGACCCAATCCCCGATCTCGCTCCACCTCGTTGGTCTCGTATTTAGCGATCCTTTTCATAGATGTCGTTGTAGAGTTCGTCGATTAACAAATCCAGCCCGTACACTTGGAAGACAAAGCCCCCGCCGAATACCCGGCCGCGGTACCGTCTCCCTCCATGCTTGTTCGCCATCCGGCGGGCCGATTCCATTTTGTCCACATGGTCGCCGGGGTGATCCTCGTGGACCAGATCGAGGAAGTGGATAATAAAGCGCGGGTTCCCGTAAACGTCGCGCGTCGTGTACATGCCACCGCTTTTAACGGTTCGGCGATATTCTTCTCGTGTCATACTACTACCATATATCCGAGCCGGGTTCGAATCCATCCGCGCTGGCTCTTAGGCGCGGCGGCCAAAATATCCTTCATGTCTTGTTCGTCGATCCGAACAACCCCGTTCACGAGCGGTTTCCCCGCCGCCCGGTCGAAGATCCGGTACTTCTTCGGGTCCACCGTGATGACATAGTTCCCGGTGTCGATGGTGAAGTGATCGCGCCCGAACTCCAGCGCGTCGCGGCCGAAGTCCGCCTGCCAGCGGCTTTTACCGATGTCGTATACAAATACCATTTTCGTAAAATTCAAGTTCGTTATTATCCGCGAAGTCCGCGAAATATTCTTGGCTTTCCGCATATTTGACGTCTTCACAGCACGCCGAGAAAAACGCCTCTAAACACTCCTCGATGACGTTGCCGAAAACCTTGCCTTCGGTCGGTTGTTTGGCCGGGCCGAGGATCACGTCGTCCAAATAAAACCCGGTCGGCTCGAAGAGGGACAAGCAGTGCCGGATATATTCATTATCCGTTATCTCTTCGTCCCCCTCGTTTTTCGCCCGCCACCGAAACGAATGGCAGTAGGAATTGTATACATACTCCGTCACCTCGATTCCGAAGGCAGTACAGAACGCCTCCAACGTGCGGCGGTTGTCGGCCTCGAACGCATAGTCGGGTTCCCACGCCTTGTAAGCCGTGGCTTTCGCCTCCTCCGAAAGTTCGGAGTAGCTGTAAATCGTTATCGTTTCAGTGCGCATAGTTTCGATAGTTTAAAGTGAGTATAATTACGTTCTCTTCTGCCTCCGTCGCCGGGCGGGTCTCGGCCATCCGGGGTCCGGGCTGTGTAGTAGCCAGCGCCGTGGCATAGAACCCACTCCAACCGTTCGATTGCCTGCTGTTTAGCCTCTTCGAATGTCATAAAGATAACCGTTTTTTGATTGCTTTCCTTAATTCGACCTTGTTTTTTGCCTCTATTCGGTCAAAAAACCCGTCCAAATCCTCAATATAGGCGGACGTGTCGAGGTGGCGCCCGATAACGTGCGGCCCTAATTTCACTTTCCAGTCGCGCGTTAACACAGCCCGGTAATACACCGCCGGAAGACGGTACATTGCCTTCAAGCCGTTCAACTCAGC